GAGTTAAAAAATTATATGTATTTAATTGTTCTTGTTCTCTACGACCTTTAGTTAATTGATTATATTTACTAGTTCTTTCAGCAGATTTATCAACTAAAACATCAAATAATCTGTCTTTTTCTAACTTAATTCTACCAATATTTTCAATACTGTTTGTACCACCTAATAATTTTTCTGGTAATTCAATTACAATCTTTTTAGCTAATTCAAAATCACTTGTTGACATTACCCAGTCTTTTATACCTTCAAAAACAATATCAATGGTTTCTCTACCATCATTATTCAAATCAATTATGTCAGCTATTGATTTATTCATTTCATCTGCCATCAAGTTATATTTATTATAACCTGCATCAGTTCCAGCAAAAACATTATTTTCGAGATTTTTATATTTTTCTATAATCCCACCAATTTTAGATTTTACTCTGTCTTTAAATTTTTCTTTAAATATTGTTAATTGAGCTGACCTATGATTATTTTCAAATTGATTTCTAAATGCAGAAGTTTCTTTAAAAAATCCTTTTTCTAAATCAAGAGGATTAAAAGCTCCTAATTCTTTTTGTTTTATAAATTTTCCTAATTCATTTTTATAAAAATTATCAAAAGAATTAGGTCTTATATCCTCTACTAATTTTTGGTCTTGATATGCTTTGTTTAATTGTGAACTAAATTCAGAAGCATAAGAATTTAAAGTAAGCTCTTTATATTTTTCTAAATAATATGGATTAGCTGTTACATCTATTTGACCAGCTTTTATAGCTTCTTTAAATGCTAATTTATTTTGTAAGTAATCTTGTTGAGCTTGTGCAGAATTAATTTTTTTATCTTCTGCTTCACTTTCAAGAACAGCTTTTGTTCCACCACTGTTAATAAAATTATCAAGTGCAGAAGTAAATTCTTTAAGACCTGCAATCTCTGGTTCTTTCTGTGGTGGATAAAATAAATTAAAATCTCTAGAAGCAACTTCAGGTAATTCAGGAGTTAAATTTAAACCTATAGGAGTTCTTGATGATTTTTTAGCCACGTAAACCTTCTACTTCTTGTCTATTTCTATTTTTTTGTCTATTTGTTTGAAGACCTCTGTTAGCTTTTTCAGCTTCTAATCCATAATAAGTATTAGCAACATTTAAAACTCCTGTTGCAAAAGCAAGTTCAGGGTTTGGTGGTGTTACATAAGTGCTTTGACTTTCTTGACCAAATTGAATTGCTTCTAAATTTCTTCTATATTGAGATACATTTATTCCTAAATTATTAGTTAATGAATTATCATAATTACCTTTAACTCTATAAAAATCTGCCATTAGAGCTTCGGTCGAACCACTCATTGCAAGACCCCCAGCATCACCAGCTTGTGCTATAAATTGAGCTTGTGCAGACCTAGTTTTTTTACTTGCTTCAAATCCTTTTTGAGCTGTTTGGTCAGCAATTTGTCTTATTTTTAAACTTTCAGAAGCATAACGATTTATTGCATTTCTTTGAGCTAATTCGTTTTGTCTTTGTTGAGCTTGTTGTTGAGCTTTTTGTTGAGCTACTGTGTTTTGATATTGAATACCTGCTGAAGCTATTGAAGCAATCGTCAATGCTGTTGTTGGTTCTATGCACATATTTTTATAATTTCATAAAAAGGTTGATTTAATACTCCATAATTTACTTTTCTTAAAAATTTAAACCCACACCATTTTAACCATTTGATATGAAGTTCATTTCTGCAATCAACATAATTCCAAAGAATTTTATGTTTGTTTGCTAAAAAATTTACTAGTTCTCTACACTGTTTTAAAAAAGGTTTTTCAACTTCCTTTAAACCCTCTGTAGCCATCAACCAAATTGAAGAATTATTTTTATTAATTCCAAATATTGCTAATGGAATATTTTTTGAATTTACAATTGTAAAACAAGCAGTAGAATTTTTATAACTAAAATGTAATCCTGCGTATGGAGTTATTCCTAATGCACTTACAATTTCTCTTTTATCTTCAAATCTTAATCTTGGTGCTAAATATTCTATATCTTTAATATTACTTAATCTTAAATGATTATATCCTTGTTGATGGACTGACATAATAACCATTCCAAGAAGCATTAATAAAGTTAGAAGGTAAATGACTGTCGTTACTTATTGTAACTGTAAATTTATCATTTTCTGATTGAATAGAAAATTCGTAATCACCATCTTCTAAATTAACTACTCCTAATAATCCTGTACCAGTAATTGTTCCTGTAAATGTTGTTGTTGAATTACTTCTTCCAACAGGTTGAACTAATGTTGTAAAATAAGCTGTATCATTAAAAGAAATTGACCAACTTCTAATTTGCAATCTTCCTTCTTTAACTGAAATTTTTGCACCTGCTGTATCTTGGTCTTGCATAAATTGTTGTGAAAAAGTAAATGTAAAATTATAAACTTCTCCAATAAATAAATTTGTAGTTGTAACATTTCCAGTAACTACAATAGTTGTTCCATTAGTTGTTTGACTTACAATATTTATTTCTCTACCTGCAACACCTGAAGCACCATTTCTTACTACAACAGACATGGTATTTTTAATTGCGTATGGAATTGTAATAGTAGTTTGGTCTGTTCCTGCATTATAACTTCTAGATACACCTGTAGAATTTTCCTGAATTTTTCTATCTAGATGAGTAAGATATGAAGCTCCTGTATCTGTTAAATTTGGAGATATATCTATTGTTTCTATAAATACGTCTGTGCCTCTTTGAATGACTAAATATAAAGTATTTTCAATAAAATCTGCATTTAAAATATTTGTATTTGCAGTAGTTCCTATTGTCCATTTATGCCAAGCACTTTGTAATCTTTTATTTCCTGATACGTAATATTGATAAACATACATTGCGTTTACTTCATCAGAAGTAATTGCAACAACTATATTTTCATTAGTAGCAGTTGTTATTTTAAATACGTTTTTAGGTATAAATTTAGGAACATTAGCAGTTATATCTTCTGCTTGTTTTACATCTGTATCTGAAGATATAAAATATTCTCTAAATCCAACATAATTACCTTTTGGAAATCCAAAGATAACATTTGAACCAGCATTGATAGGTTTTATATTTCTATCGTTTTCAAATTCTGTAGTTACATTTATTGCAACATTTGCAGGAGTTAATACGTTTGCTCCTGTTAATATAAATTGTGTTTGGTCTGATAATAATAAAAGTTCTTCATCAAACGATATTGCGTGTCTTAATATAGAAACTTTAGAATGAGTTGATGCAACATCTATTGGGTCAGTATCTAAAACTTGTGTAACTGTCTCTGGGAAAAAATCAAAAAATTCTCCACTTCTAGACATAACAATGTTTTCATCAGATAAAAAACCTAACCTATTTCTATGAAAAAATATTTCATTAATTTTTCTACCAATAAAACTTGGGTTTGGTGCAGAAGTTGTATCACCTGCAACACGATTACCATAAGCAGGTACATCATAAGTAGTTCCTGAAATAGTATATTGGCTATCATCACATTGGGTAAATCTAAAATTTCCATCAGCAGTTCTAATTAGAACGTGAGGCATTTTAGTTTCATCTATTTCAATAACAGTATTAGGAGCAACTGTTTCTTCCCAAACACCATCACCACCAGAGCTTTCAATAAATTTTACATAATAATTATCAAATTTATTTGTAGCATCACCTGTCACTTCAACTACCATATTATTTATTGCAGGAAGTGGTAGGTCGCTAAAATTTGTCACTGTATCTTTAATTACTTGTGATGCTTCATCTCCATAACTATCTGAAGCAGATACGTTTAATGTCCCAGCAGATTTAATAATTGAGAAAGAAGAATTACCAATATTTGCAAAAGTAAATCCTGCTGGACTTCCTATTGAATTTCTTAAATTATCTCTAACTTGTTCTGTAGTTACTACTCCTGAACTTGCAAGTGTAGTATTATGAGTTGTTCCATCTATTGTAATAGAGTATTTAATTCCATTGATTGCTTGAGTACAAGTGTAAACAGCTTGTTGTATTTTAGCAGGACTTGTCGTTGCAGACATTGTTGCTGTAATTGTTTTATTTAAAACAAAAGTAAAATCAGCAATAGAAGTACAAGAAATATCTATTTTAGGATTTGCTGAAGTTAAATAAGCAGTAGCTCCAGCTTGTGAAACAACTGTTTTTTCAGTACCACTTGTATCAAAAACTCTTATAGAACCATTACTAATAACAACAATATATCGTTCAGTTAAATCTCTATTAATTGTATGAACATACGCATTAGTTAATGCTGTAGTTGAAATTTTCTTAATATGATTTGTTGGTGGTCTTTTTTTCAAACCTTCAACAACACTAGAATATCCATTTAATTGAGTACTAAATTGAGAGGATAATCTTAATACTTCAGGTTGCTGTGATACACCTTGCACCAAGTTAGGAATAGTTTTGCTAACTAGTGCCATTTTAATAAACTACGTTAGTTCTGCTTATTGTGTATGCACCTAGTTGATTATCAAAAATCGTATAATCACCAGTTGATGCTTCAGCTTGTTTAAGTACAATTAAACTTCTTGCTTCATCTTCTTGTGAATATTTATGAAGTGTAGTTGCACCCAAAGTTCTATCGTGAAACACTCTAGCACTTCTTATAGTTATGTATCTTTTTGCCTGTTCAGGAATATCATCAAATTGTAAAAGATAAACTATTGTAACATCTTCAAAATTTATATCAAAAATATTTGTATTTTTTGCAAGATTATAAATAAAATTATTTCTTTGAACTATATCATAAGATGACTTTGAATATTTATTTGGGTCTAATTCAACTCTTAAAACATTTGAAGCTAGAGGTATTTGATTACTATTATTTCTAGTTAATGTATCTTTGTAATGAGTATTAAAATGCCAACCTTGTGATTGAACTTCTCTATTAATTTCATTTAAAACATTTCTAGCCATTGTTCCATCAACAGGAAGACTTCCACTTAAACTATTTAATGGAGCTTCACCAACTGTAGAAAGAATTGTATTAACAGCTTCTAATTCGGTTGTGCGAGTTGTGATTGTCATAGTAAATTTTGTAGGGGGAGAAATTAATCTCCCCCATTACTAACTTAATAATTAATTAAGCAGTTAATTGAATAACCGCAGAACTTTCAGGTCTTAAGAAATTTGACCCACAAGCCATTCTAGCAGTCATTAATGTTCCAATTCTTCTTGGGTCGTAAGTACTTTCAAGAACTAAGTCTTTAAGTTTTACTGTTCCCACTGCTGATTTATGGAATATAACAGCTTGAACATTGGCAAAGTTTCCAATGTACGTGTTATTTTGTCCAGAAGTTGAAGCACCAGATTGGTCAGTAAATGATTGAACCGCAGTATTAGATTTTACTAGCGGAACTCCACCAATAGAAGTTATAGAACCTTTTGACCTGTCACCAGCATCAGCAGAAAAATCTCTAGACAATAAACTATCTAAATTTAATAACTGATAATATTGGTCTGGTTTTACTACAATGTATCTGTCAGAAGATGGTACGTCTTTTTCATCAAGATTTTGTATTGCTTTGAAAATACTATCTTTCAATGAAGTAGCATTACTGTCTGCATCGGCATCTACAATTTTCGTACCAGCATTTCCACCAGTTACGTTCGCAGTAGTTGTTCTTGCACCAATAACTACAAGGTTTAATAGATTTTTATCTAAAACTTTGGCAAGTGCTTGACCCATTTCACGACTGTATATTGAACGTACATCGTAGTGGTTTTTTAGCTCATCAATTTCACCAATGAAAGCTGAAGCTAAAAGCATATCATCAATGTTTATTATTTTCTCATTCTTATTTACTGAAGAACCAAGTATCTCGTTACCTACAGTATGATAAGAAGAAGCTATTGTTCCTGTTACAGGAAACTGTGCTGACTTTCCGTTAGTAATACTTCTAACTGTAGTCATATTCAGCATTAAATTTTCACGTTCAAAAGCTGATAAAACTTCACCAGAAAATACTTTAAGAAAGAGAGCATTTGCATCACCTTGTGCGTTGACTTGACCCAAACGTGATGGTTGTGCGTTTGACATTTTATATGTCTCCTTTTTATTGTTGGTTTGTTTTTATTGTTTTCAGCTAATGTACTTTCCTATTTAGAGAGTTATCTGACGTATCAGGCAATCTTTTTGAATTTTCATTAGGTCACCTCTCTAGAGAGAGATGGTGATTTTTTTTACTTCTTGGAAAATATATCTAAAGTTGGCTTAAGTCCATAAATTGCACCAAAGATACCAATGATTAACCATTGATACCATGTAGGAAATTTACCAAAGTAATCAAAGAATAAATCGAGTTTACTTTTAATTAATGGGTCATCAGTAAAAA